TTATGATATAACCTAAAAAAAACTGTAACTGGGTCTGGCCATTTAAAATTATTCCATACCTGCCAGAAATTTTCTGTAGTTTCTTTACTCATCGTTGCTCTTTTGATTGTTACGGCGTTCTTGGGTGGTTAACTTATCTTTGCCTTTACGAGCTCGATTATGCCTGGGGTTGCCGCACAATGTACAATGCGGTTGCCCACAATCCATTGCATGTTTTTTGGCCAAGCGATGTGGTTGTGATTCATCAATCTGCTTACTTGCTGTACCAAAGTTTTTGTGAGATTTAATAATGCCAAGTTGCTTTTTAATTGCTCTCCAGGCGCGGTGCATGCGTGTGTTGTGCTTGGTTTTATCTTGTTCATTACTCATAGTTCCACTCCTTGATGTGATAATGCACTAGGCCCCACTGGGCTATAGTATTAATCCTTAACGGATTGTTTTCCCACGTTAATTCTTTTGTCCAGTCGTTGCCAATTAATGGATTAATATATTGTTTCATATGCACTATTGTTGGACCAAGTCCCTGCGGCAGTGTTACAACTTCCGGCCCTATGATTACTGCGGCTATAGCATACACCACGTCGGTGCTAGGGGTCTCTTCTGGAAACTTTAACAATTTTTTATATTCTTCCCAATGTTCAAATATATTACGAACTAGATCAAAAAACTCTTTAGCTGTAGTACTTAACCTCCAATAGGTAATGGCATTGTAAACGTCTGGTAGATTATTTTGGTCAAATATTTTTCTATAATATCTTGATTGGGCAGACTCATCATAAAATGTTCTTGCGCCTTGGCTAATAACAACATCACGTCGTTCAAACAACGTCCACCAATGATCTATAGGACTGGCGCATACCATGTCGGCTTCTAGTTTAATTGTTTGACGATAAGGACTACATTGAAACACTTGCCAATCGTTGGTGTAGCCACCCAGGTCACCGTGCGGTAACATTTCTTTGGTTAGAATAGTAATATTAGCTGCAGGATGCCAGTGCCTAATACTATCGGCTAATTGGTTTGCGCATTTTACATACGCATCGCCAATGGCTGGTATTAGATAACCACGTTCATGTGTTATTGGCAACTATATCTCCTAAATGCTTTTTACCCATGGCATGAAAATCTTGATTCTTTAATTGAATCCAGCGTGGTCGATTTTCTGTGTTTATAAACTCAACACGATAATGATCTTGGGCTAGTTGTGTTAGTTGGTGATCGGGTGTTAGGCTTGCGAGAGCCCAGGGAATTTCAGCGTGATTTAATGTATGTCCATTGACTATGCCCAGCGCAATGCTTAATGCATGGTCATTACGATATGTCGAGTTTGAGTTTTTATACAACGCACGATAGTGATTCCAGTTGTCTCGTACCATTTGCATTGAATCGAATATTAATTCTGCATGTTGACTCCGGCAAAACATCATAACTGTGGCCCACCACATGGGCATATGATTACGGCCAAAATAATTTAATTCCTTAAAGTCATTACATCCAGTGACGTCGTATGCTTGGCGGTGTGCTAGAAAATTACAATTGCTGTCTAATAATATTTTTAATTGATCGCTGGCAACAACATAGTCTGCATCTAATACTAATGTGCGATCCCATGGACTTAGTCGGTAAGCATCCATACGATTAAGATTGTGCCAGGTCACATGCCCAACATCTGTAAAATGTCTAGTGTTATCGCCGGGTGTTGCGTCGTCGGTTACTATGTGTGTTGGTATGCCCAGATGACGTTTAATATTCTGAGCCGACCACTCGGCCATGGCAACATAATCAATCTGCTCATTGTTACGGGCAAATATCAGTGCGCCAGTCTTCATCTATTTTGATTAAGTTGTTCGTATTCTACAAGCCAAGCGTTCATTTGCTCGTTAAAGCGTTCTTGACTCAGTGCCATTAATTCCTTGGTATCAATTTTAACAGGGTTTTCATACAAGTCTAGCAACACTACTTCACCAATACGTCCACAAGTAAATATTGTTGAATTTAGTTCTGGACCAGCCTTCCACATACCACCACGATAGGCAAAGGTCATTTTGGCTTGATATTTTTCTTTAAGGGTGCGTCGTGCGGCCGCATGTTCAAAACGAGCGCGACCATAGGAAATTAATTCGTCAGTGTTCATAGATTGATTATACTACAAAAAGCAGATAAAGTAAAGCCCCTTGCGGGGCTTTTGGTAAGACTGGTTTGATTAAGCTACTGAGGAGCTCAATGTGGGCGCTGACGGAGAGTTCCAACTTGGAGTCAAATAGAGCGAGCTAGGTGGGAAATAACTCAATGCGGTGGTTGCTCCAGCTGTGATATTATTGGATTTACCTGCTCCAGAATATCCGGCGTCGACCCAGGTTGTTACAAAAGTCAACACAGTAGAACCGGAGTTTAATGCCACAGTAGTTTTGATGTAGTCGCTGCCGTATGGCGCAGAATCATTTAATTGGAATAATGGAGTTGCGGCTGCACCAGGAGTAAGGCTATAAAAACCAGTGGTTGTAGCTAGTGTAGTTTGTGTGCCACCCGACCCACCTAGACGTGTAGTTCCTGTGTAGGCTTGTCCAGCAATAGTTTGGGCTGCACCTGCAACACGACCGGTAAAGTTAATGGTTCCGCACCAGCCAGCCAGTTGGTTCCAGTCTGGATCTTTGTCTGTACCAGTTGAGCTTTTGCTGTAGGCTACACGCACAATGCCGCCTGCGTTAAAGAAATAACGTGCTGAGTTGGCATTAGCAAATGTCATGGTCTGTGTAAATGTCATTGTCCAACCAGCGGCATTGTTGGATTCAGCAGGTCCAGCACTGGATCCACTGGTAGTATACTGTGAGCCGGATGCGGCAGCATTGCCACGATTGGTGGTAACGTTAGTTAAGTCAGTGTTTACCGCAGATAAAATACTAATGGTTTGACCAGCTGTTGGAGCTGTTCTTGAAGTTAATGTTGTGTTTGTTTGTTGGCCAGCTAAAGAAAGATCGGTAACCAATCCTGCCCAGGAAGTAGCCGATGCAATTGGACCAGTTACTCCAGCGGCCACTGTGGCTCCAGCGGCCACGGTAGGTACCGCTGTTTGTCCCCAACCCTTGTCGCCGCTGCCGGTAGACCATACATCGTTTAAGTTTGCATTTGCGTTGCCGCCTGATGCTGTAGGTCCTGCGAATCCGTTAAAATCCGCCGCTTGTATTAGTCCGCCTGATTGATATGTCATTGTTGTTTCCTATTAATTCTTATTTAATTGTAACGATGGCTTCTACTGTGCCTTCGGTAACATCTAATTTATCTTTTAAAGCTCGACCAATTACATTGAATGCTGTGGCCTCGCCTGCCTGTGCTGCTCTAGCCATGCCATTACCAGCCGAAACCAATCTATCGCCCTTGCACACTTGGCCGACAACTTTTACAGGAACTCGTCCAGTCATTGCAACTGGGGGATGTGTAGCGTCTGAGCCTGCTGAGCTGTTCATTAAATATGCTGCTCGTGTACTTATGACCCCGAACACATTTTCGCTTAAATCCGTATTAACTTGAGTAATTTCTGCTGACCCACCTAGTTCGACTACAGTGCCAGGTGTTAATTCTGTATCGGCTTCAAAACGTTCTGCAACGTCAGCATAGTTGGCATTGATTTGATTGCCGCTAATGGCACCGTTTGACCCATACATGATCAATGTTGGAGTAACATTTCCTGCTACATTTACACCAAGGTAGAGATTGCCGCCCGAAGTTTGGTTTCTTAATGTAACATCATTACCAGCCACAGAAACTCTGAAGTTACTGCTGGCGCCTACTGCTAATCCTGTGTTGTTAAGCACTGATAAAGTACCGCTGGTGCTAGTGTTGGCATCTGTACGCATGAATGAGGTAGCAGCAACGTTACCGAGTTGTTGTGCATTAGTAGCTGTGCCTTGGAATAATGGAGCTTGGCTGCCAACAACTGTGGCCAAAGTAATACCAGGGCGAACTGTGGTAAATCCTGGAATTGCTACAGCAGGAGTAAAAGTAGCATCCTTGCTGATAATGCCTACAATGTCATCGTTCACATATAATTCAACAACAGTGTGGGCAACACTTAAATTATCTGTGATTATAGCTGCAATGGCACCTGTGGTACCTTGTCCAGCGGTAAATTGTGGGCCAACCAATAACCATGTTGAGCCAGTCCATACGTTTAATTGTTGATTAACTGTGTCGTACCATAAGTCACCAGTTACATTACTAGTTGGAGCAGTTGAGCTAGAAGTAGCACTGCTGATTGTTTTCCATGTAGTGCCGGTATATACCTTCATCAGGCCGTTGCCCGAGTCCCACCAAAGTTGACCAGTAAGTGGCGCACCTGGGGCTGTAGTATTTGATGCATTTTCCAACAGATGGATAAAGTTGGTATCTAAAAACTGTCCATACCCGGCGTAGTTTTTGCCTACCAAGGTCATTGAGCTGGAGGTATTAATTGTACCGTCTGCTATGGTAGCAAATAACGCACCATCTGTTAAGTTAATTGTATATGACATTTATTGCTCCGTATTCAGATATTTACCGCAAAGTAATATACTCATATTTATGCCGCACTCAAGTTAGTTAACGTTTGTATGCGAAGCGTGTAATCAATCTGAATTTGACGATTTAAACTCTTTTGCACTGGGTGGAAAATAACATGAGTAATTAATAATAAATCACTGGCACTTCCGTTCCAGCACTGTAATCCTAATTCGTCAAACACGTATTCACCATTAAAATTGGTGCTGTTATCAAAGGCCTGTTGCCCAGCAGGCTCGCCGTAGTCCAACAAACAAGTGGTTATAATATCAGTGTACACATTTCCCGAGGTGTGTACCACAGTCATATAGTTGTTGGCAGGATCTGTATCGGCTGCTGAATTATTGTCAACTACTTTGCTGTAAGTTTGGTTGTACAAGCTGGCATTTTGTCCAGTGGTATTTGGCGGCAAATAGGTAATAACGCCTGTGGGATCTACGGCACTGCCGCCATTGCCAAAGGCCATTTTGTAAATAAATCCAGTATTTCTGTCAGCCAGAGTATTGGCCATGCAGATGCTGATATTTTCGTAATGGATTGCATTCTTTTTATCCAGCAAAACTTCGCCTGTGGCTGGATCTGTAATTTTAACAAACCCTTCAATTTTACATAGGCCTGGCTGGATCATGCTCGTTTCTCCACAATTACTTGTTTGGTTTTTGGATCAAAAATCTTTATAAATCCCTCAACACTAATTGACCCAGTTTCGTTAGGGCGCTTTGGTGCAGGAGTTGGTTGTTTAGTATTATCGCTCATCGTAATTTATTTACCTGGTTTATAGGCCCCGTAAAAACCTTGCGGCCGCTGTTTCAGTAACTTGTAAAGGATTACCATTACTAGCGGTACTTGTACCCGGTGCATACCATGTAACTCCACGGCGTACCAGCATAGTTACTTCTACTCCATCTGGGGGTGCTTCATCAAAGGTAATTTCAGCTGGATCGTTAGCGGTAACGGTATATCCGGTGGTCACTCTAGTTCCACCCACATATATTTCCAAACTTTCGTCTCTAATGGTACTGTCTTCTAATAATAAATTAATAGCGTCAGCTGTAAAGACGGTGGTTGAGCCGTCTCCAAGATTTACACCCGATACCAATGGATAAGTTATGTTAGACACTATGTAATTTTGATATTCTGTTGGCAACAAATTACCGCGACCCATGTTGTAAACTATAGAGCCATTGGCGTGTGCCGTAATCGCAGTGCCAGCAGTGCCGCGCATTAAGCCACTGATGGTGTTGTTATCAGTGTCTCGGTAACGATACATGATGCGTTCGGCATCAATAGTTACCACTCCCCAAACGTTGACATCAAAATTAGGTTCTGGTAATGTTGCGGCATTGGCTACATGGATTATATCGGCGTTAACTGCTACTGTGGCTGTAGTGGCAGTGGTAGTCTCTGGAGTGATACGGTAAGTGGCCTGTACTCCACGCATGTCTTGGAATATGCGGAATGCCATGCTTTCTGGAACTACAAAATTTGTAAACTGGGTGATCATAACCACATCCGACGCACTTAATATCCCCGAGGTTAAGATCACTTCAGTTCCGCTCACAGTAAACCCAATGTTGTTGAATAGTCTACGACCGTTCAATGATACCCATAAACGATCTGGGTCAGTTATTACTGTGCCTAAATCAAGATTGTTTCTTGTAACAATAATGCCCGAACTGTAATCGTAGCTGCCTGCGTCTCCGGTAGTGATGCCTACATCAAAGTCGGTACTGTCGTATGGTTCTACTGCGGTAATGCCTGAGGTGACAGGACCTACAAAACACTGACTTAGTATTTTTTGCTGACGGGTGTCATTCCAGGTAGTGACTGCAATAATATCTCCAGCTACTGGAACAAGCCCACCAGTTGGATTAAATATCAACTGATTACCGCTAACATAACATTGTGTATCGGTTGTTACATAGATTAGTATCTCAGAACCAACGGGCGGATCTGTAATAAAGATTATTTCTCTTGGGGTTCCATCGTAGGGTTCTAATACAAAATCTACGTATAGTATTTGTGGAATATCATCTATGTAGACATTTACTTCGTTGTCTACAATTATAGACTGATTAAATCCTAACCTGTCAGGCAAAGTATATGCAGTGCTACCATCACCTACATGACGTATTCCAGCCGCGGTTCTAGCACGATTGCCGTTGACTGTAACTATCAAGCTATCGGGATTAACATAGATCAAACTATTGTCAAGGATAAAATTCAGTGTAGTTCCATCCGCAGTGATTAGCTGTGTTTGCGGTGCACTCCAACTGTAGTTAATGGTTGTATTGGTAGCTTCAACAAATGTGGGTGCCAACACGTACACGGTAATACTATCTGTGTCTGTATAGGTTGTTCCAAATGTAACGGTTGTATTTTGTACGCCATCTGCAGCGTAAGTATAATCTGTGGTTACAACACCGTTTACAAAGATTACAAATTCTTGTATTTGTTCGGCGCCAGTGTCTGTGTAGTAGGCCACCGGCACTGTAATAGTATTACCTATATCAGCACCATTATAGATATTTTTGTAAAGTTGATTGCCGCCACCAATTTCGTATGCAGTGATTATAATTACGTCTTCAACTTGTACATTACCTCCAAGTATTACGGTTACTGTCTGAGCAACATAATCTACTGTGTAGTCTGTACCCTCATGAAGATCTAGACTTTGAGTCTGGTTGGCTACTAGTACCAAGGCTGTGTATGGTAATAACCCAGCAAAACTCAAAGTCAAATTAGACAGACTTATGGTATATTTGATACTAGCAGAAGGAAATCCGTGGCCGCGTCGTAACCAATCTGCACCTGGGCGTGTGTATACACGTAGATCCAATGTATCAAATTCACTGCCTGGAATTAGTTATTCGGGTGCATGACTACTGTAAGGTCCAACATAAGCACCTCCATCTACGTTGATATCTGTGGCTCTGGTACCAAGATATGGATCTAAATAGGCACTGGAATAGCGAGCATCCAATATAGCTGGATCGTATGTTGGGCGCCCTTCTGCATCGTAGGATATATTATCAAACGGATTAATATCATAGTTGCCTATATCAAATCCAGTGTTTTGATTGAAATTGGGGGCATCAACTTGTACGCCTGGATAATCAACTCCGTCGATTAACAGTGGCAAACTAAGTCCAGGCATGTTTACAGTAGGTACGTAGAATCCCATGGTGCGATCTACACCACTCAATGAATCAGCATTAACTGGAGTCCAGTCTTCGACAACAAAAGTAGAAGACGATTGTGTGGCATTGGCCGACCAAACACGGTTGCGCCAGCGTACCTGCTCACCTTGGGTGTAGACCACATCTGCTTGCCATTCATAAATGGTAGTGGCATATTGATAACGATCGTACTTGATAGTAGTATTAATGCTTCTAACTAAATTGTTGCCCATCACAGCAATTAATTTTATAGCGGACGTTGTAAAATCAGGATAAACGCCATTGATAGCTATCAGTGGAGTGGTCAAATATCCTGACCCGGCCACTGTCACTGTAATAGTAGCTATAGTGCCATTGGCTTTAAGTATGGCTGTGGCCTGTGCTCTTGGTCCTGTGTAAGCTAAAGTTGCAGTACCGTCAACAGAACTTCCAGAGGTAAATGTTGGTGCAGAGGTTCCTGTGATTCCAGCCGCGGTTACGGTATACAGATTGCTGCGGTATGCTATTTGTTGTCCAACAGAGTACGCAGTGGCAGCTTCCCATTCTGCTCCAATGGTTATAACTGGAACATCGTAGTATGATGTCGTAGTGTCATTTACATCGACAATGTCTAGGCTTAATGTATAATTATTAAACCAATCGCTCCAGGGTCTTTCTAACCAAATTTGAGCATTAGGAGCGGCATCACTGATAAATGATTGATCTACACTGTTAGAATATGTATAAGGTGTTAATACCGGGCTTGTAAATTGTGGAGCATCTAGTGTGGTGTTCCAATAAGCGGGCACGTCATAATCAGTCAATGCACCGGGATAACGATCAATACCATCATAGATCAAATTAAATGCAAGCGTCTGTACGTGATACGGTTTGACCTCAGTAATATAATCTGACACAAAAGTTTGATTGTCTGGTTGATATAGCTCGTATGGTAACAGGCCACGGATCACATGATCTACATCAATATAGCTGGTCTTAATCAGCCAATTGGGACTAGTAAATTCACTATAGATAAATTTAAATGTTAACATCAATGCACGATTGCGTTCAACTAGCAGATCGTCAACAAACAGGTCTTCGTTGATTGCCTTGATAATTTGACGAGTTTCAATCACAGGCTCTTGGTCAAAATAATTTGCGTCGAACACTTCGGCATCAAATCCATATCCTCCTGCGGCATAATCCCATAGCACCGAACTAAATTCAATGGTTCCGTCCTCAAGACCTACGCGGTCAAACCCAAGATCAGTGCGCAGATAAATTTCAAATTTACCTCGGCCATTGGCAGTGACTTTGACACTGCTGCCAACGGGTGCAGAGCTCAAACTTAAAGTTTGTAGCCCAGCTGTGTTAGCCACTGTAGCAACGGGTTGAATACTGTTGTTGTATCCTGGGAGGTACCAGTTGATGTAATTCCAATATAAAGGGGTATCATAGTTCTGTACCCGTACCAAATTTAATACACGTTGTCCAGGCAAGGTACCATTGGCGACTTCATATATGGTCCAACGTCCGTTCTGGCTAGTATCACTTAACACTAGATATAGATATCCAATAGGTACTACATAAAGATCTTGGTAGGCTAATATTTCAAGCGTGGCTACTTCGTAGTCCCAGGCACCGGAGTTGGCTGCCGGAGTAGGTTCACTACTGTTTAACAAACGGAAACTGCGGGTTTCGCTTATAGGATATTGTGCCAATACAGTATTGGCATAACCTAGGTAATTTTCCAAGGCCTTAAAGCGATTAGCAAACATACTTTGGCGTGGCCGGAACTGTACGCCATACTGCATGCCAGGACTTAACAAAGGATCTGGTACGGCAGCACCCGAAGCAGTTACCCCGCAGAAACTATCTACAAACTTACGATATAAATTTGCGTTTAAAAATGCATCAGCTTTTCCGTCGGCAATAAAATCATATTCTGTGTGTATGTCGTTGGTGCCGCCTTGAGCCTGCCGGTCATATTCCACGTGTAATATAGTATCAAATGCTGACAATAACGTATCGGCATTGTAGATAGCAATGGCATTGGCCGTCAGTGCTGCTATGTAGGGCAAGCCACTGCTGGATGGACTTAGAATATAACTGGCAATAGCTGTAGCACTCAGAGTTTTACCGTGTGCGGTGGCTACAGTATTGATTCCGCGGACCCAGAAGTAATAGGTTGTAACTAACAGACCTTGATTATCTATAGATGAGTGTGCGGTGTAACTAGTGGTACTAAGTGGTGTACCGATACCGGTATAATTAACTGGTGGTACAGAGCTAGCAGTCCACTGATAGATATCAATTGTACTGCCTGGGAATACTTGTCCCCATCTGCGGCTAGCGTAAGTTATATTGTCTTGATTGGCATCAATAAATCTAACTGAGTTAGTATCCCACCAAATTTCTCCTTCGTGTGCAGGGCCCCAGCTAGTGCCTATATTGTGTACAGTGCCAGTGTTGTAACTGGCTGGATCAACGGCACCAATATAATCAATATTTCTACGTGCCACGCCCAAGATTTTACCTTGTAATGGATCGATGTAGTCAAAGTAAGTCTGTGTGCTGTTTAACAGTTTATCGTAAGAATATACTGAATTGATTAAGTTTACATCAACCATTGGTTGTTGAGAATAAAGCACTTGCCATACTGCCGCATCTTTGGGATTATCTAACACGGATACACTGCCATAGTTTACACTGCTGTCGCCAAGATCACTGCCGGGTGCTCCTACTAACAATCTACCATTTCTATAGTTAACTGCTGTACCAAATAGGTCTCCAGTAGCCAACGTGGTTACATAGACCTGTTGTCCAAAAACAAATTTTCCAGGATTGGCTAGACTGTTATCAGAACTAGGCAAATAATCATAGGTATAAACTACTCCAGAATTTTTAATATATCCAAAGAACGTAGTACTATGCTCATCAAAGTAGGTTTTGCCAGCGTCAAAGGTAGTTGGTTCGTAGACGTTGCCATTTGGTGCGCCTACTACTAAATTCACGGCACCGGTATTTACATTTACCGCAGCACCAAACTGGGCAAACTCTGTGGGCACCGGACTCGTAATAGTTTGTGTATACGCATAGGTAGTAAAGCCAAGATCATAAAACGCTGAACCAATAGTACTATCATCCGCAACGACCCCTGGTAACACAGTAAGTTTGTTAAATTCTTCTGCGGCTGCAAGATTGATTACACTCACAGTCATTCGGCCAGCAACTACTAATATTGTTGCACCCTTGGCAGGAGTTGATACAAATGCAATCTGACGTGTGGTGGTATTGTAGGTATAATCTACGTTAGGAGTTTGTAACACATTGTTGATATAGACTACCGTTTTATTTACATAGCTAGCAGACGAATAAATGTTGCCAACACTGAATATCTTTGTTATTCCGTCACCGGTTAATGTAACATCGGTTGCGTTGGTTGCCACAACATTAGGTATCTTAGATGAGTTAATAGCTGATATCAGTCCAGCTACGGTATTATTAGGACTATCAGGTACTGTGACTTCTATATTATTGATACGAATAGTGTCGCCTGGGGTTAATGCAGGATTTGCCACAGTGCTAGTAGTTATACCATAGACCCTTGACTGGTTCACTTGGCGTTGAACCATGCCAGCTTGCGGAACTCCACTAGCAAAAGAATCAAGTGGAGCGCCAACATATACGCTACAGCTATTAGAACAAATATCTATGCTATGCCCAAATTCTGATTCATCAATTACAGTATTGGCTGTAAATTTTTGCACAAATTGAAACTGATTGGTTTCAATTTTTAAAATGTCACCCACAGTCAAAGACACAGAGCCAGACAACACAATATTACTTCCGCTTACGGTAAATTGACCATTGATGTATTGAACCGTATTGGTTAGATATTGATTGTTTAATACCACTGCTACGGGATTGGTATATGCTCCAGGAATAGCGTAGGTCAATTGTGCAACATCGGTAATGATATATTCAACTACACTGCGATCAAATGCATACACCGCACCTGCATTGGCAATAGGGTTGCCCTGGGCATCCATGGCAGTATCATACGGTGCGCCTGCTAGTATTTGAGTACCTAACTTATCTACAGTAATACTATGACCAAGCTGGGCATTGGGATCAACATTGATGGGATAATAATTAGAGTCAAGCGTATTTACATATTGCCAATAAGCTCCGACTGTAGCTGACTGTACTGCAATAATAGCACCTGGATCAGGAACGGTAATAAATGTAAGTGTGCCACTACTAAACGTATAGTCGATGTAGGGACGTTGCAGTACGCCGTTGACGTCCACAGTAAATGAGTCATATGTAGTTACAGTATACAAATAATCTGTTAGAGAAAATACTGAAGTATTGTTAACACCACTACCAGTCCACGTAAACCCAGTAATGCCACCGTCGGTTACTTCGGTTACTGTAACAGTAATATTATTGGCCGCACTTCCAAATGGATCAATTTGTGTATAACTAATAGTCAATTGATTGCCAACTGTATAATTAATACCAGGTGCAGTTAAACTAACTGAGTAATCACCGCGAGTATTGGTTATTGTAAATGTGGCCTCAGACCCCGAGCCTGTGGTGCTGTTTTGTGTTACTCCATAATAAGTTTCAAAATCTAACTGTACAGTTGTGCGGCGGCTTATAACTATTTTATTATTAGGTCCAGGCGTAGTTAAAAATTGAACTAATACACCATTAATGGTATAATCTATGCCATACACTTGTAGATTATTATTAAGAGTTACTAACAATTGATCAGGATATGTTGGATCAATTATGATATTGTTATTGTAAACAAATGTAGCGGTGGTTCCGTTGGTAATGTAAGACACTGACTGGTTAGGAACATCAACACGGCCATATGCATATATTCGATTGCCGCCAGGGGCACTAATATACATCCAACGCTCGTTATCGCTCATTTGCACCGCAGTGCCAAATCCAATAGCGCCGAAGTCTTCGTCTGGTGCTACTAATAATTGTGTTTGTAAATAATCATTTGATCCAGGAATCAAATAAAGCACTGTGGCATACCCAGCGCCAGAATTACTAGTGTTTGCCCCGGCTACAGCCCAGGTACGATCACCAAAGTCCACACTACAACCATAACCACTTGCATCGGTTGCTGTTAGATATAGTTCAGTGTTGTCTATATAATTATTAACATTACCTAGTCTAAAAGTATATACCGATCCAAGCCCTTCATAATCTCCAGGACTACCAACTAATAATGCATAGTGATCTGCACTTTGAGACAAGCTGTAACCAAACAATGCGTTTGGCCGTACATCATTTGCACTCAATAAGTCAATTGGTGCAAACGGATTAGTTTTTTGCAGTACCTCCCAATGGCCTGATCCATCATTGTCAACCCAGGCCATGGCTCCTGGTATGAGTTGATTTACATAGGGTAATGTGCCAACGTCGCTGGCCTGACTTACACGCATGGTCTGTAGGTAAAATGCAATGCCTGTGCCGGTTAGTGTGGTCTGATTAGAGTTAGTAAATGCATACTGGATTACCACACTGTCAATTGTTGGGCGGCTTAATACGCGATACACGCCATCTACAGTGTTGCTAAAATAGCGAATAATGATTAAATCACCCACTGTAAGATCAACGGTAGTGCTGAACTGTGCGCGGCTGGTGCCGTTAAGATTATCGGTTAGTTGTATTACTCGACCGGTGACTTGGGCACACTGATAAATGTTCCAGTCATAACTGTTATCCTGCGCTACCCAGATTGTGGTGCCGTTGCCAACAGTGCTAAGATTAGCGGCAATGCTACTAGGATTGTTGAGATTGAATACCGTGATATCTACGTCATTGATATTGACATACCCTGCACTTGGCAACGCTGTATCTGAATCAGTGGTATAGGTAGTAGGTAGTATATCGGTGTTAGGTATTGCGTAGCTCTCGGCCCAGAGATTACTCAACAAGACAGTCTGGTCGGCTTGGCTTTCAGTTCCTGGCTGGACGATTTGTACTGTGCTTGGATTACCAGTTAACACCGCTTCGTTGAGAGCGATTTCAAACCAACTACGATTGGCTTGAGCACCATATGTCCCGGCTAGTATCCCCCAATTTTCGTATATATTGTATTGGGCAGATAACTTGTTAAAATTAACCTGTGTAAACAGATCTGTGGCCCGTATGGTTCCTTTGGTTTTGATAAATTGTTGATATAAATTTATCTGACTAGTGTCACTTAAATCCAAATCTACCATGTACTGCCTTGGCTTAAATCCAATTAAGTTATAGGCCAATAAGTCATTGTCTCTATTGAGATTGGCCGTTTGTGTATCGTAGCTGTTGGCCAACTGATCAGCCTTGGTGGCTAAGTTCTGTAATAGTCCCTGTTGTATAGCGTCATAGTTGCTCTTGTACCAATCTGCATATTCAAATTTAAGTTTAGGCTGTACAATTGTAGCTGCCTGCCAATAACTGTTTTTGTAAATGACAATGTCACCTTTGGTATATTTGGTGTTGGCCTTCCAGGCAACCACATTGTTTTGATTTAATATAAAGCCCTGGGCATTTAAGGTACCGTTCCACTGGGTACTTGTGGCCGCAATCAATTTAAGACGATTCTGTCTTTCAGCTGTGACAGTATTGTAAATCAAGTCGTTAAAAATTGTTCGATTATCTAAGACCACCATGTCTTCATAATCAGTAAATTTTAACTGCAAATAACTAATGGTTTGGTTGCCACCAGGTTCTGGATTTAACGTAAATGTATTGCCTTCGCGTTGGATGATCAAATTTCTAGCATTGAATGCCTGACGATTTTGATCTAGCAACAAATTTTCTGGAGTGTAAGTCACAATAGAATCTACTATTGCACCGGCCTTAAATGATATGACTTGCGTAGCCGACGGATTTAAGTTGATAATGGTTCCGGTGGCCCAGCCTTGGTTAGCAAAGTATAGGAATTCTTGGGCCATTTGTATCCAGTTTAAGGTATAGCCATTTTCCTGGGCGATAAATGTAAGACCTTGGTCGACTAGATATTGACCGTAGCTCAACAAGAAATCAACCACACTGGTCAAGTTAGTAAAGGTATAACCATAGGGGATCTGTACTGTTCGATCAGTATACTGTTTAGGCACTGTTACTGATATATTTCCACCTGTCAAGGTTTGTGTAAGTCCAGAAACTTGACTTTCTAAAATTGAAAAATACGGATCGGTGGTGCTGTATCCATATACACTGTATCCGCCATCGACTACTTCTACAATCACAGCACTGTAGTTTATTCTGTTAAATGGCTGATTTTTGTACAACAATAAATTGTAACTTTCAGGAGGAATCAGCAGACTGCTGTTTTGACTTTTAGGGCTACTTTTTTCCAAATAAATGGCCAAGTTTTGTTGCGCAATAAACGATGCAGCACGATAGCACAAACGTACATCTAGATTGGCTAAATCTGTGGTTAGAGCATCTGTACTATTGATACCTAGTTGCTGATTATAGTCAACAATCCAGTCAATATAACTGGCCTTGCTGACACCATTGCCGTACACTTCGATGTTTTGTGGTTGTATTCTATAACGACCATTGTAAAGATATTGATCAAATTCTGGGCTATAACGATACCGATCGCGATCAGCAAACAGGCTAAAAAATTCTGCTGGACGTGTTAGAATTAACAAACGCATAACAGCAAATGGATAGCTACTGCTCATCCACCACGAAGCTTCAACTGGACCACCATCGCCTACTTGCCAACTCTTAATAAATCCTTGTGGATTGTAGGCACCCATTACACTATAGAATGGTGGCAACAACTCGCCTTGACTATCAACCGGAATTACATCAAGTAATCCTGATCGCACATACTTAGGGTTTATATAAGGTGCAACAGGATCCTTGATCAAGCCAGCAGCCAGGTCATCCCATAGTACCAAGTTGTCACTGGTGTATGGTGCTGGGCCATAAGTATTTTCCCACCATTCAGGCTGTTCGCTTAAACCTAACATTTCCCATGGTGTGATATTGGGTGTTAGTGTATCGTAGAAATAACGATAGATACCGCGCCATGCTCCGAGCAATGGTTCTTGGTCGAGTCTGTTGCCAGCTTGACTATAGTTGTAGGTAAACTCATTGTCAGCTATGTAGGTTTGTTCAGTATAGTTTAATTTGTTGGCCCCTACCCACGCCAAGAAATTTTCACCTAAGATCTGATTGATCTCGGCTTGTGTATAATCTGTCTTGCGGAAATAACCTGGAATTACATCTTCAGCAACTAGTGGAGGAGGATTGTCATCATTTTTAAGATTACTAAAAATTCGTTTTTCAAACTCCAATAATACTTGATCTCGTATGTCACCAAAGGCCACAGTGATTGATCCATCGTGTCCTTGGATCACCGGGGTAGGATTTACATAATCTGTGTCTAAGAAAATTTTGGGCTCATATTTAGGATACAGGCCTAGTTTAGTAGGGGTGTTAGGAACAAAGTTTCCGGCGGTATCAGAATATTCATTGATAGTAACTACGTCACCTACTGCTAAAGGTACTAAGATGGTCAACGTAGGGCCTTCGGTGCTTACTACATATTGATAGTTACGTGTTAACATAACATCGTTAACGTAGACACACAACCCCAGATAATTTGATTCAGTAAAGTTATAGGTCTGTATCGTGTTAAATCTATTAGTGGTTATAGGATTGACCGTGTAACTATTTGACGTAAACGTTGTGCCGGTAGGCAACATATCACTCCAATAGAATGGATTTAGATTAGTTCTGCCTGCGGTTATTTGGGCAATACTGGCATCTAGTAACTGAGCCACGGTCCAATTGCCATATTCTGCAATACCAAAGGTAGTTACAGCATTTAACAACTGTGATTTAAATTTAATGTATTCTGTACTATTGTAGGCCAATGACGCAAAAATATTATAGTTGGCATCTCTCATAAAGTAACCGGTCAACGTCAATGGCGAACTTTGTTGTAGTATTTGTAGACCGTAAGGAACAATATTGCCAAGGTCTCTAGTGTTGTTTGAACCGATGGCAGGTCCCTGTAAGGCTATAAGATTTTCTGCAAGTCCAATATAATGATTGCGTATGGTGCCCAGGGTAAATTGCTCGCTGTTGCCATTTAGCGGATTATTTTCTAAATTAATAGGAACTTCATAGAATCCTGCCACACTGACTTGATCGCTGGGCACAGTTACTTCAATTAAATCTCCAGGTACATAGGTGGTCGACAGGTTAATTGTAGTTGTGTTGGTGCCTACTGTGTATTGATAGTTATAGGCTTCCTGGAAGGTGCCGTTGGCATATATTTGTACAGCTGGTACAGTGGTATTGGGATTGACAGCCACATCCAATAACAGCGGACCTCCATCATAGGTAAACTGGAATTGTTGACGTATTAGGCTAGGAGTTACTGCTGTCTGCCAGCCAATTTCTCTTTCAAAGGTGACTCTAGTGCTGTATTCTCGTACAAAGCCAGTGCTAAGTGGAACTGTTTGTCCTGCGCTGTTTATGGTATAGTTAAAAGAATCTTTGTAAAAATTATTATCAAAAACGATGTCACCAATGTTGGTCAGACTTAGATAGGTCAATGGAAAACCTAATATTAGATCAGGCGCAGCATTGCCTATGGCATAACTGAATAGTGGACTGCCTGTAAAGTTTGAACTAGGGTAGATAGCACGATTGCCAAAACTAACTCCGTTGCTGTCATAGATGTCAAACAACGGGGGTTGGTTTACGCTAATTTTTTGTTGTGCTTTGATCCACGCTACGCCATCATAGTAGTACGACAATCCCTGTTGTGTAATGCCGTCAAGTACAACCACAGTTTGATCTACCAATGCTGTTGTAATTGGTATAAGAACAATAATGGGTTCTGGAATCAATGGTGGTTGGGTATCAGGAGTTACAAATTGAACTTGGTACACTGTTTTACGAACTTCTGGATCTGTGTCAGCGGCAAAAATAATAGTACTTCCGTTGATTAACGTGTAGCCATCGGTACTGTAGCCTATTGAGCCATTGACATTGCTTAGGGCGTCGGTCTGAACAAAATCAATAATATCTACCGGTGCTAGACCTTGAGTACCAAAATCAAATAAACGGGTACCGGCACGGAATTCTAGGATAGGTCTACGAGCACGGAACAAATTGTTTACCACAGGCGTTGTATTATTGTATTCAGCACTGGCAGTAATCACATCAATATGGAACCAGCGATTGCTACGGGTCCAAGCATTAAGATCAGGACTGGCACGATTAATGGTCAAGTAATCTGGAACGGTAGGTTGATTTAAATTTCCATCAAAGTTGTTAGAATCGTACGGTGTAGTATCGTAAGGAATTGTTTCACTGTTGGTGTAGGTTTCTGGCGTAACATAATCGAGTACAGATAATAATCGTATAGCTGTTCCTACTCCTTCTACATAGTATTCATTGTTTTGATATGTTGTAGGATATACATTGCCGCGGAATACCACTTTCATACCATTGGTGAGAGTCACTCCGTTGGGGCTGGTGTAGGTAGGTGATCCAATAATGGCGTCAACATCAATTGAAGTCGACATATCAAGATCGATTATGTTAAATCGTCCTACTATTTCTGGGTCAGTGCCATCTTGATAAAACAAAACATTCTTGTCGGCGGTCAGCAGAGGGATTTCAACAAAATATTCGTTGTTATAATACCAACTGGTATTAGAATATTCATTACCAAACCCAATGGTAAATTTATTGTTTAGGTCTACTGACTGAACAAATTGTAGTGATAAGTAAACACCATTTGTATCGGTCAAATACTGTATGCGCCATATACTATATAGATTAGCAGGAGTAGGCAATACATCCTCGGTTATAAAAACCAATGTTCTGTTTTGTAAATTTGTTATTCCATCAATGCCGTTAGGGTATGTGGTAAAAAAATCTGAAATATACTGGCCATCGATTTGATCAAAGGATAAACTAGTAACCAAGTCTACCGTACCGATACTAGGCATATCGTAATAAAAATTCTGGGCATCAGCATATGGTACATTGAATGTAACCGTGCCTAAATCTTCGCCGTTGTTAATTACTCCTAATACATGTCTACTGCTGATGTTAGGAGTAGTGGGAACCCGCCCATCAACTCCTGGGGCGGATTGAATCCAAAATCCTGGCCCAGTGCCGGGCGTGCCATCTATGACATTAATCTGGCCACGCAGATTGATTTCTAGGTCATTGCAATAGTACAACACATCAGGAGCATCCTGTGGCACTGTAAACGTAATTAGGCCGGCACCGGCACCGTTGTTGAATACTCCATCTGAATACACGTTGGTTGTGCCCAGACTAGGTTCTGTTTTAAAATAAAATGCCCAAGGAAATGACTGTGACAGATTAAACACATAGGTGTTGCCACGAGTTAATGTTAATGTAGGGTTGGGTGAATAATCAATATTCCAGCTGCTAGTATGGTTATTGGTTACACGAAAGTTTACAGTTTCTGATTGATTCTGGGCCACATTAAAAGTATAACTGCCACCGCGCACTAAAGTGATCGCTGGATTATCCCCGGTGATTCCTGAGAATGTATATACTCCATTGGCTCTAGTAACTGTAAAACTATCAGTAAGCGGAATAGTTGTAGACGATATATCCACTGCGAGTGGACCTTCGGGTACCCAATAATATTGTGCATAGTTTACAAACTTGTCAAAATCAACAAATGGATCCCAGGTATAATAGTCACTGGTGTAAAGTCTGTCGGCGTTATCGGTAAATGCGCCTTGTAATTGTAGAGCATCATTGATACCAGGATAAGTTATTGCATCCACAACCTTGTGACTGTCTGCTGGGTCAACTTGTACTACCCCAGGTTCTAGTTGGTAATCTGTGCGAGTTTTTGTAGGTTCAACAACATACTTGTCGTTGGCATTGACTCCAGGCCCAACTCTACGGCCAATAAATCCTTGTGTTTGTGTGTATGCTGGATTTTGGATCAGCTGATCCAACGTAGCCGACAGAAATTGTTTGTTAACCGGGGTTTGAAATATTTCTGGTAAGAACTCTACACTGCGAACTTGCTTCATTAAATTACTCCACTGCCAGGAGCAGTCTGCAAGTTGGTACTGGTCAAGGCAGTGATAACCTCTATGTCGTTTACTGTGGCTCCATTAACAAAAATTTGATTAGGGGCTGATCTAATTTCGTAAAGGTCTCCAAAACTCTTTTGTGGGTCTAACGGAACCAAAACTATACTACTGACCACGTCGGCAATATTTTGATGTATATAAGCAGCCAATTCACTAAAGTAGAAAGTATCACCAAAATTCCAAGTGTCAAGATTAAAATATGCATTCATATTAGATACTACTAAATTTTTAATGGTACTAATACTGGCTGTACTACCAGATGCTCGGATAACTTTGATTGTGGCTCTCAATGCAGGATCAGCTTTCTGTCCAAACAACGGTTGGAAATCTACTGAGTTAAGAATCATGTTGTCAGATAACATTTTGTAATTTTGTAGACCTTGGTAAGCAGTATTTAATTCATTAATAGTTGGTGTTTCTGGTTCTACTACTGTACCGGTGGTATCTTGTAACCAATTGGTATAGGCGGTGTAATAAGCATTTGTGACCACATATACGTCAATGATATTTGTTGATCCTGGATCAATTCTGCTGGTCAATGGACTGTTGTGGCGATACTGGAAGTACAAATCTTGACGACCTATACGGGCTATATAGTCGTAGGTTACAGTCAACGTAGGATTGTTTAGGCTGTCTACTCCTAGAATGTAAAATGTTCCAGCACTATAATCAATAGTAGCGGCGTTGTTAGGATTGTAGGCATAAAATACCTGACCGATCACATACTGTGTCTGCACTGCTTGTATATCTGCCAGGGTTGCATAGTCGCTGTTGACTATGCCTGCTTCGATTAAGAGATAACGTTGTAGGTTATCAAAGTCTACGGTAGCTTGGAAGAACACTAATTTCTGAGTAGCATCCACTCCAGGTGCTACAATTTCGTCAAAGAAATCTGGATTAACCGGTGCTAGGTCTCCACCAGTTCTATCAAAACTAACCACAACTTGGAAGTCGTCTACCAGTCCATCACTGAGCACTGGTTGATCAATAATAGTCAATACATTGTCTGAGCCCATTGGGGTAGAATTGTCAGGACGACTGTTAACCTTTAACACATTGATGTAGTCGCGTATTACTGTACCGGTCCTGCTATCGTAGATCGGATCGCTGGTATAAAAGAAAAATCTGGTTTGTAATACGCTGCCAAAGTAGTATTCTAAACTTCGCGAAACCACAGTATAGGTTGAGCCATTGTAGGTGGCTTGTATTAACCAACTGGCATCAAGATTTGCACCTGACGTATTCTGTGCGTTGGCCTGGCTCCACGTTGCATCTACCGCAAGATTGCTGGCAGTGATTACATACCAAGTATCGGTAAGGTTATTGTAGCCTAGACCAAAGTTTTGATTTAATGCAATTTGTCCGGCTATAGTTTGTTGTATACTAGTAGGGATATCTGTGGTAAACACCGGAATCACTTGAACCGGAATCGCGCCGGTTGGTACATAATTGTTTAACACCACTGGACCAATGCCTGACGGTAAATTGCCAAGACCTTGTGCTGTTCCTGCTAGATACACCGCTGTGGGGCTAGCCCAGATTGTGAGCTTTTCACCTGGCCGAGTAGGCGTGCCAACTGCCAAATGATTGGTAGCAGTAAAATAATATCCGGTAGGTGCTGCAAACTCAACTAGGCTGCCTTGGGTGATGTACTTGCCGCTGTTGCTGGCAAAGGCACCAATGGACACTGGATTGCCCAGTTCATTTTGGAAATAGCCTGTGGTTTCGTTGGTTATCGATGTGCTTTGATGCCAAGTGTAATTTAATACCGCTAGATTAGGACGTGGAAAGTTAGCATAGTAAAACTGTTGTAAGCCTGCCTTAAGTGCCAAAGGATTAATTTGATTGACCACAGCATCGCTGATGTCATTGCTGGTCAGCCAGCTGAATTGAAAACTATACAGGTTATTGGATTCATACAAGGCACCGTCGCTGGCAAATATGTTGGTGCTGGAATATTTTCCAGTGCCATCTACCAGGTCAAGATATCGACTGGTACCAATGCTGGCACGGTTGATCGCTGTGCTTTTGAGTATGCTGTTGTATTGGGTAAACGGAAAATTTGTATAGTCTTCGCCGTTGACCATGCGATTTTGTGTGTAATATCCAGCTGGAGCACGTTGTTTGATCTCTTGGATGGTCTCACGTGCCTGTGCATTGGTCACTGGTTCAGTGATGCCGCAGGTAAATGTTAAGGTTTCAATCTGTCCTGTGCGACTTACATAGCTGATAGGTACCGTGACGCTTTGCATCTCTACAGGATTAATAATATAGGTTAGTCCATTGCTGGCTCGCACATAGTTGCGGAAAGTACCCACTGGAATTGTACTGAATATGCCATCGCCAAAGTTTAAAGTAATTTGATCATTGGTCCTACTGCTCACACTGTAGATATCTCTAGTACCTGGTGCTAGTTGTTCTACTGCGGCTGCGTAAACACTTTGGACTTGCTCCCAGAAACCTGCAACATTACCTAGATTGTCTAGTTGATACAACCAGACATCGGTATTATTGATGCCTTCAATATTGATGGCCACGGCACGATTTTCAATACGCTCGGGCAAATTAAAATCTTGATTTTGTAAGACTCCTTGTTTGAACAAGAAGAAAAATCCTGTGTTATTGCTAAGGAACCCTTGTTGATCATTGCGAAACAGCACATTGAACTGTCCGTTAGGTAATGGAGGTGGTTCGTAGACAAAGTTTGCACCAGCAGAGGTAGCATTGACCACTTCAAACGGCATGTTGACTGTGTCTACTGTGGCAGTGTATGGAATCACTGGCAAGAAACCAGGCACCAAATTAATAGTATATTCCTGTGTGTCCACGCCTAGAATAGTTTGTCGGCTACCCGGATTACCAAATTTTTGTGCGTTGGTTAGACTGGCATTAATAATTGTAATAAATTGTTCTTGCCAATCAAGGTTGGTGGGATCGGCCCAGTTAACTGTAAGGTTTGCCAGATTAACGCCGTTGTAGTCGGTGAGATTTTCTGTGGTACTGACACTAAACACTTTGAGATAACCTGAAGCTTCTGTGTTGCGTTTGGCTGTGTAGCTGACCAAATTTGCAAGTCTAACAACACTGTCTCTGCGTTCTGCTGTGTCTAAGTAGTTCTCTCTGGTGTTTAAATCTGTGCGGAATGCCAGACTTTGACCCATGAACGCCATGACGTCCAACAAGGCAATAAACTCACTGCTTTCAATATAATCGTTGAATGTTTCTGGATAGTAAAGGCGCAAATAATCTACAAAACTCTTGCGTAGGGTTTCAAAATCGTAGCTTTGAAAGTCGGCTTCGCGGTAGGTTTGATAGATTCGTTTCCAATCTTCAACACCAAATATCGCAGTTTGTCTTGAGGTTGTGGCCATAATTATTCCAATGTTAAAGTATTTATGGAACTAATAATCTGGGTAGTTAAACGTAGGTGGCCGTGCGTTGTTGTTGATCAAAAAACAGGCTTAATTGTTGTGCTTGAGTGCTAGGCACTACTGCTATTCCTAATTGAATTAACATGCCATTTTGTTGTGGAAACACCTGTATGCCACTGATATAAACTCTAGGATCCCCAGCACACACTCGCTGTATTTCTGCGTAAATTGCTGCTTCTGTTTCAGAGGTTTGATTTTCAAACAAATAGTTCCAAATCACTGTGCCGTAGCCAGGGCGGCCTACTAGCTCACCCTGTCTAATGTTAAAGGCATTGAGCAGGTCAATTTTAATAAGATCAAAGTCCACGGCTGTGAATTTTTTGTTTTGACCTATGGTGTTAAATCCAATAAATGTAGGCATGTGTATATTTACTCTTTTTAGTACTAGCTTAAAGTAATCAATTGAGTAGCCTGCGATTGGCTAATTCCGCCAAAGTTTGTGGCCTGGCTGGGTAGTCCTTTTAACACACTTTGAGCTTTACTAATATCAAGGGCGGCACCAATGCTAGCAGAACTAGGCAAATCTGCTCCAAAACTAGGAACAGGTATTTTTGCACTGCCAAGAATTTTTGTAAATGCGGTATCAACTGTGGCACGATTTACTGTGTTGGCAAATCCCGCAGCCTTTTGCACGTTTGACACCAGGCTATCACCTTGAGCGATCAATGAATTAAATTGTCCTTGTGCTTGGCCAATCAAGGCTTTGGCCTGTCCAGCTAATTGCCCCTGTATTTGTCCTGCTAGTGCTGTGGCTGATCCACCCAATTTATCAGCTAAATTTCCAACATTAATATTTGACAAATTAAAATTAGATAAGTTGAGGCTCGATAAACTTTTCAACCCACTGGTCAATGTGCTAGATGCAGTGGCGGCAAATTGGCTGGCTTTACCTAAAGTATCCATGGCAGTTTTTACTGACATCAAGTTAGGAGTTATGGCCAATGATGCCGGTATACCATTTATGCTGGTCAAGTTAGAAGTAAGAGTAGTCAATCCAGGCAAATCGTTGGCCCATTGAGATGTAAGTTCTGTTCCGTATTGGCTAGAATTTGTGACCAATGCTGCAACCTGACCGTTTACACTATTGGTTATGGTCGCTGTTGCAGTTGTTAATGTTGTGTTACTGCCAGTGTAAACAGTGCCTACTACAGCCGATACAGATTGTGCGGCCGGAGTTGTAATTACTCCAGCGGCTTGTAGACTATCGTATCCATTTTGCATTAATCTTGCTTGGGCATCATTTTGCGCCGCCGTACTATTAAGGAAATCAGTAAGAGAATAAATTCCATTTAGTCCAGTCCATATGCCCGGAGCACTAAGCACATCAACTAGGTTGCTAGAACCATTTTGTAAAAATTGTTGCCAGGTACCAGGTTTAACATATCCAGCCATTTCTAACTGCTGGCAACTAAAACCGTATTGACCTACTCCGGTTTCATTGGTTGCGGTGTCAGCCGCTTGATCTACAGTATTGGCCACTTGTGCCATAAGTGCCAGGGTTTGGTCAGAGGTCAGCGATCCTATAGCTGGGGCAGTAAATCCTGTGCCAGTAATAGCCGCTATGTTGGCTTGTGTTACAGGATTAGTCAACGGAGTATTAACTAAAGATGGAATACTAGCCACTGTTGGCAGGCCGTTGATAATAGCTAAAATTACGGTGTCATCAACTCCGGCGGTGCCACGATCCAGTCGGCTAAGCTCAAACTTGGCCAAAGAGGATGTGGTTCCACTGACGCTTTGCCCAGGCTCAAATCCTACCAAAGCGCCCGCAGCTACTTGACTATAAAATATATAGTCGGCCTGATCCTGCGTGGTACCTTTGGGGGCCTGCATAGTAAATGTTGCACCAGATGGAAGGGTATAGTTAAATTGTGCCATTATGTTTTAGTGATAGTTGTTCCAGCAGGTACTGGTGGAGCATCAGGAGGTGGAGTAGGTGCTCCACTAAATTTAACCGACACACTTACACCTTGATTATGATACGGATATGGTTCATGTGTAGGCGCACGAGTCACTATGCTTTCCAGTCCAGTGGGCTCTGTTACCCAACCAGCACTGGCATTAAACTCTACTTTGGGCAACAGGTATTTGGTTAAACCTGCAGGTGTTGCTACTTCTGTCTTAGGGCCACCGTTAAGTTGTATCTTGCCACCATTGAAACTTAATTCTGAGCCAGCGGCCCAGCTGCCTAGTTGGCTGCTTATAGCCACAGTACCTGCACTTTTTATGCCAATAGTTCCTTGACTAAACAAAGTTAACTTCCCTTTATTGGATACCGTCATGTCAGTATCGCTTTGCATGGTTGTACCCTTGACGCTTTTCATATTAATTTTGCCACCGGCAAACATGTTGATATCTTCGTCAGCATGGAGATTAATGGTGCCTTGTGTGCGTAAATTTACACTGTTGGTAGTATACACATCCAAGGTGCCTTCTTGACCTAGCTCAATCCAGGCCTGTCCATTGGCATGGCAAATATACAGGCAGTCTCCATCATCACTCATGGTAATTTGATGGCCCTTACTGGTGCGAATACGCACAAGATTGTCTTTGCCTTGTAGGTCTCCGTCGTCCATTACTATAGTATGTCCACCACGTCGAGCAATCACTGTGGCAGCGTTGGGTGCGGCTGCATCCAGGGTTTTGCCGGTGATGCCGGCTTCGCCACCGGCGCCAGCGCCAATACCACCTTGATAAATTGCACGACCCGGAGTACTGATGCCATAACAATTACTAGGACTTTCTCGTTGACTTGTGCTTCCAATGCTTCCTCGGACTTGATCATTAATTAATCCTTGCTGGAACAAGATGCCTGCTACATAACTATGTACTGGTTTGGGCTGATCAAAATATTTAGGATTTTGGCTGATTTGTTTATTGGAATTGTTGATTTCTGTTACAGGTAATCGTTCTGAGTTGCCAAAATAACTAGCCTGGGTGGCATTTTGTGTTATGGCTTGAGCCTTGACTACTGATCCAACTGCAGGAACCATGTGTGTAATTCCCTGAGCTGGAACGCAACCCACATAATATCCAGTTGGCTCTCCAGCTACAAATAAGCACAGTACCTGTACACCAATGTCAGGTGGAGTAAACCACATGCCATAGCTTTGCGGATTGCCTTGTTCAAAGGCACCTGTACCGGCACTAGCACCCGCGGGGGTTGATCCATAGAATGGAGGACAGTAGCTCACAGTGGCCCACGTTTGCGAATTGGTTGGATCAGGTCCGCCAAACTGTTGGATGTAGACTTGGAGTTTTCCAGAACGGGTAGAGTCAACATTGTTTTTTACTATGCCAATATATGCGCCAGGAGGAATCGGCATACCACCACGGTCGGGTTTATAATTCCGTGGTTTCCCGGCGCTGAGTTCTAGGTTCTCACCCATTATGAATCATCCTTTGCTATTTGTTGTGGTGGTTTATTTAATCCGGTCAACTTGTTATTGAAATTAGTAAACCCGGATGCTATATTAGTTCCTAATGATCCAAAACTTAACTGTTGTAATTGTCCTGCATTATCTGGCGCTGGTGCGTCTGCTGGTTTAACGTCACCACTAGAGGTTGTTGCTGCCGGCGGCGCAGCCGGTTGTGGCGATGCTGGATAGTACAGGTCCCCGTATTCATTTTTTCTAAGATTGGACACCTGGCCTGTTTCATCTTGTATAGCATATCCGTGAGATCCATCATCTGGCAATGTTGAGCTAGTTCCTGTTCCGGCATTGGCTCCATTTTCTAAATCTTGAGCATCAGCCTGACTTTGTGGGATCGCTCCAACACGAGATCCGGCGCCTGCTGCTAGAGCTGTTGTAGCACCCGGTCTTCCTGTACCAGCGGTTGTAGAGGACTTTGCTTCGTCTGTTACTAACTTGCCAGTAAGCTCTTGTTCAAAACGACCTTTGCTAAACGTACTTTTACATTCTATGGCAGTAAAAGTATAGTGCTCTTGTGGAAGCCCTTGACGGTTCATAGTGTTGGTATTCATAATGCCTGTATTAAAATCATAGTCCACTGGCTGATTGAAACTCACATCAAACATGATTGCCGAAGCATCAAAATTGATACTGCCGTCAGGAGTAAACGGTGCAAAATTAAATGTTCTGGCGCTGACTCCCAGTCCACATTCGCCTTGTTGTAACCAAGCAGGATCCCCTACTATGCGCATTTTGACTGTGGATAACGACTTGGGATCATACAAAAAACTAGCGGCATTGTCGCCAGGCTCGTTAGTATAATCTTTGGCCCCTTGAGCGTGATTTTCGCTAGTGGCCACATAGATTTTGCGATTTTGATCTCGAAAATCTGTTTTGAGTTTTTTTTGTGTGTCTGCTCCAATGCCACTTAGAGCTATACGATAAGCATTGTCGTATTTTTGTTCGTAGCTTAAAATCTGTGTATTCTGTCCAGTAAACCAATATTGATATGACTTGTGTACTCCACGATATTTGCTTTCAGGGAAATATTGGCTGATCAATTGTGCAGGCTGATATGGACTAACAATAAATGTCATTCGATAAGCAAAATCATTTATTATATTGTCTTTACCCAGGGGTTCGGCGGCTACACTGATTTTAAACCAGGCTGGTGGTTTACCAGTGCCAGGACTTGGCACTTGTTTTTGCACTCCAGTTTTTGGATCTGGTACTGGACTTATTTGTACTATCTGTTGATCTGTAATGTAACTGCTGACTCGCATTACGTTGTCGATCAGTTGCACAATCTGTGTACCTGCAGATACTGGCCAAGTCATGGCATTACGATTTACACTATTTTTTTCTTTGGCAAGTTTATCGGCTGCCGTAGTGTTATTCTGCATAGGAGCTTGGGCATTGTTTTGATCTCCGGGGCGTTTGACTGTGGCATCACCCAAGGCCTTAGGCGCAAATTCAATCACATATTGATCAGGAATTTCGCGTTTTTTATCTTTGACCAGTTGTGCTTGAAATTGATTAAGTGCGTCACATAAACCCGTAAAAATATCTTGTTTGCCGGCAACCGGAGCAGCCGAGGCTTTGGATGGCGCAGTCTGAGTTGGTGCCGGCGGTTTATTGTTATCTAGGCCGCCTGCAGATCGTACGCCAGGTCCAGTATTGTCCTCGCCGGCATACATCCCGTTTGCATCATATATTGCAGCCATTTTAAAAATTCCCTGCGGTAAAGTCCATGCCACCTGAGGTAGCCAATGGATTATCTTGTCCAGTCGCTATACTTGATAATGTCTGAGGTACAATAGTTGTATTACTAGGAGCCGGTTTATCTCTGGCACTCTGGTCAGCGGTATTCTGAGTGGTTATTGGTTTTCCATTTAATAATTGATTTACAGTTTGTCCAGTCATAGTAAACGCATGTGGAATTGTCCCGCGATCGCTACTGCTGTTATATTTCATGGGTATAGGTTTGCCAAATATTGAGTACTCTACGGCTTTGTTAGCCACTGTAAATTTTATATCTGTCAAGGTAAACGGATAATACTTGGTAATCACAGCTGTCTGTCCATAACCACCAGAGGTGTTGTAAGATCCTTTGGCTGGCGCCACTAGATTGCCATTTGCATCGTAGCCATAAAATTGTATGACCAGGCAATATTGTGCAGTAAGATAGTTTGGAGCATTCACGGTTCCGCTGGTGGTTGGGGTGGCACCGTACACCGATTTGACCGCATTAAATATGCTTTGTATTAGAGTGATACCGTTGGGTTCTGTTACTCGAAATTTTATATCCACAGCATTGTTGGCTGCATTTTTTCCGCCGCCCCATATTTTACTACTGATTTCAAGGTCGTCCATGTAGTAGTCTACCGGAAATGCTGGACTACGACCTTTTGTAGGGGCTCCACCGCTTTGCATGAGCAATTGCCATCCAGCTATGTTGGCCTGTTGTGTTTTGGCCATGGTTTTAAATTGAGCTTCGCTTAGTACATACCAACCGATACTGTAGGTATAACTAGCATATTGATCTAGTTGATTGGGTTGTGTTGGAATCAGCTGATTTGGATTTGAAGTTGAAAATACCGCCAGGGCCTGTTGTGTAGTAGCGGTGTTAGGTCCTGGAGTATCGTCACCGCCCTGTTGTCCAGTGCCTGTACCGGCGCCAGGCGAGGTTGGTGCATTTTTAGGACTATCATCCCAGGAATCAGGTTTGAGTACTCCAAAATTATCAGCCGGAGTAGATTGACTTTGTTTTGTTGTTAAAACTTTATCTGCGTAGGTTTGTGTTCCCGTTGCATTACTAAAAAGATTTACATTGCCAAAAAAACTTGGATTGTCTTGACGATTGGCCGGCATGTTAGAATCCCAACACTGTTTTTAAAGTGTCAATTTTAGGCAAATAGATTATAGCGCCTGCCTCAAAGTCCATGGGTGGCGCGGTCAAGGTATTGGGATTGCGTTGATAAAATACCCACCATAGGCCAGCATCACCATACAAGTCATAAGCTAATAGATCTGGACGATATTGGAATGTGGTGTTAATAGTAAACAAAATATCATCGGTGCTTTTGGGTATAGGTCTATTGACCATGACATCTAGGAAAAATTGACTGTATCCTGTTAGGAAATACGGACTGGTGCTAGAGTATTGTGCCGACATTACCAGAACCCTCCTTTGAGTAATTGACCGTTTGCAAATCCTTTGAGACTAAATTGTGTGCTGACTTGTTGTCGACTTTGTACTGGTAATAGAGTCAGTTGTATATCTATTTTGCTAGGCACATAAGTAGGATTGCTCAACAGGCCTTGCAGGGGTGCAGGTATGGCATTTTGTGCTCCTGGTGGAAGAAAGGCTGTGGCCAATCGTGTAACTGTGGGCGCTACAGCATTGAGTGTTGTAGAGTACAAATTTTGCAAGGGTGCTAGATTTAATCCTAAATTATTAGGCGTTCCAGAGCTAATGTAGTCCACATCAGCCGGCAAGGTATAATTGAATTGACTGACCAGGCAAGGATGATTGTTAAATTGATAGTCACCTAGCCCACTGAGAAATACCAATGGTGGCGGGCTTCCACGTTGGGCATCTTGGCCATAAAACATTTTAGTCACTGAACGGAAAAAATGTATCACTGCCAGCACATAGGCTGCATCTGCAGTACTTTGTGCTGTAAATGTTGCGTTAATAGTAACAGCATCGGTGTAGCTGTTTTGATAAAAGTAGCCACGGTAGTTTGAATGAGTAAGATCGTATTCACTGTATTTGGCCTTGTAGGCAGTGGTTATTGTTGGAGTATACGGGAATATCACTCCATTGGTAACTTTTAGTGGTTGTAATAGGCCAGCATTTGCAGCCTTGTACAAATAAGTAGCTCCTGGGGCTAGTCTCAAGGTCACACGCCAGTCGGTGTTGGCCGGCAACTGCTGTGACAGGCTCATGTTGGTTTCTTGGCTTTGGGCTTGTCCTACTCCTACTATTGCTCGAGCTGCTGCCTCACCGGCAGTACCAAGCCCAAATGCCGCACTGGTAAAGGTTCCGGCTGATGCAGGATTTGTAAATGCCGCGGCCGGATCTTGAGAGCCAACATCCGCAGCACTTTTCTTAACATCGGCTGTGGGGACCGCAACGTTGGTTCCTGGTCCGTTTTCTAAATCTTGTGCTACTGCAGGGTCAACAGGTTGCGGTTTAGTTTCAATAGATTTAACAGATACGCCATCTCCAGCTAAGTCGTTGGCTAACGCCTGCTCTTGAGCAGCATAAGGATCTTCGTCACCTACAGGGACTGCGCTTGTATTTTCTTCTGCCATCGTTGTTTCCTATCTTATATTTACCGTGAAAATAAACCACCCAGATAATGATTTAAAGGTTGACAACTGTGGTTTTTATGCTACAATAAATATACTATTAGGAGATCAACGAGTGTCAACTACACCCACAAGAACACCAGCAAAAACCAATTATCTCAACAATAGAGATATCTTGAAGCAAATACACCTAAGCAAAAATACCTACTGTAGCTACCTAGATCCTGTAAACGATCATCAGTATGATATCATTTTGCCCACCTTGGCCAAAATCAATCAGCGTACCATTGCCGAAGCTCGTCGCAATCGCGCTGATCGCATCAAACGCGAGACTGGAGTGATTATTGATCCCAAAAAGATCGCAAATACTGATTTAGTATTCCGTATTACCTGCTGGGATCATATACCTATGGCACCTAAAAAGGTACCTAAAACTCAGGCAAAAAAGAAAAAAATTGAAGATATTTTTGAGCTAGACATACCCGAGGATGATCCACTGGCTGAACTACTCGACGTGCCGGTGCTAGACGAAAAACATGTACGTTTAAACTTTCCTCCTTTTTATCACTATCGTCTAGACGAAAACAAACAACCATATCAAGTGGGCAAAAGTCACTGGATTGGCGATTTTGAAACTGGTGAATTCTCAAAGGATCATGGACAGGCCACCCGTACCTTGGCCACTATGTATATGAAACTGTGTGAACGTTATGCTACACGTTCAAACTGGCGCGGCTATACCTACAACGAAGAAATGCGTGGTCAGGCCCTGTTACAGCTAAGTCAAATTGGCCTACAGTTTGACGAGTCAAAAAGTCAAAATCCTTTTGCATATTATACGGCTGCTATCACTAACTCGTTTACAAGAATTTTAAATTTAGAAAAGAAAAATCAAAACATTCGTGATGACATGTTGGAGCAAGCAGGACTTAATCCTAGCTGGACTCGTCAGAATGCCGGCAAGAAAAATCCCAACTTTGGCTCGGTGGTTACAAATATTGACATTGCCGAATACAACAACGAGAACTAATGGATAAAAAATCTGTATATTGCACGGCTCCGTGGAATGGGTTAACTATACGCGAAAACGGGCATGTTAGAACTTGTTGTTCTGGACAAAAAAGTTTGGCTGACTTAAATGTCGAGTGGGTTGATAATATTGAAAATTCCCCGATATTAAAAGAAATTCAGTCTGCAATGTTAAATGGTAAACCAGATTTAGAAAATTGTAATAGTTGTATTGAACAAGAAAAAATTAATGGTCACTCAACTCTTAGAAATCATTATAATACGTTCTATCCTGAATTTGATCCGCATCAAATTAGTTTAAAATTTATAGATGTTCGGTGGAATAACACTTGTAATTTATCTTGCATGTATTGTAGTCCGTTGTTTAGTAGCACATGGAATGATAAACTGAAAGAGAATGGTCTGCGACCGGTTAAACCATACCAAGATGAATTATTGTTTTGGATTTTAAACAGAGTTTCACATGTGAAGGAAATTTTGTTGGTCGGTGGTGAGCCACTACTAATGAAACAAAATTACGAACTGTTAAAAGTATTACCAAACGACTGCCAAATTAGTATTATTACCAACTTGAGTTATGATTTAAAGAACTTGCCTTGTTTGCCAGATTTACTAAAACGGCCTGCAGATAAAATTATGTGGAATATTAGTGCGGAAAATACTTACAAACAATTTGAGTATGTACGACAAGGTGCCAAGTGGAATCAGTTAGAAGAAAATATTAAATTTTTGCATCAGCACTGGGAGAACACTCTTACTATGAACATGGTCTATAGTATGTTTAATGCACTTGATCTCTTAGAGATTATAAAAGTATTTAAATCACTGGGCCTACAAAAATTTAATCTATTGCCAATTAATGATAATAAGGGCATGGTCGTTTCTTTTATGCCTCAACCCATCCGACAAGTAGCCAGCCAAATTTTAAATCAAGTTGTTGAATATCATACTAATTCGTTACACCCAGAGGATAAAAATTTGTATCCTATCCAGGGAATTGAACAATTATCTGTGCATTTGGAAAACAATAACAAAAGTCAACTGATTAGCCGATTAGAGTTTCAAAAACAAATTCAATGGTACGATCAATGGAGCACTGTGCATTTTCAAGAGTTATGGCCCAATGTAATTGCACTAACCGATCAACATCTTATCTAACCAGTTGACTTGATTTATCCAAAAACAAAGCGTATAATATAATCTATGACTAATCTATTTCGCAAGGCAGCTGTTTGTACCGATATCCATTTTGGCCTAAAATCAAATAGCCAACAACACAATCAGGATTGTAGTGATTTCATTGATTGGTTTATTGCCACAGCCAAAACTAATGGATGTGAAACCGGAATGTTTCTTGGGGACTGGTCGCATCAACGTGCGGCCATTAACATGCAGACCTTACAGTATAGTTTGCGCAGTTTAGAAAAATTGTCAGCGGCCTTTGACCGCTTTTACTTTATTCCTGGCAACCATGACTTGTATTACAGGGACAAGCGTGATATCTATTCTACCGAATGGGCCAAGCACATTCCTAATATTGTTATTGTTAATGACTTTTTCAAAGACGGCGATGTTATTATTGCTCCTTGGCTTGTAGGTGACGATCATAAAAAGTTGGCCAAAATGTCAGCCAAATATATGTTTGGGCATTTTGAGTTGCCACATTTTAAAATGAATGCCATGGTAGAAATGCCAGATCACGGAGAACTTAAGGTAGAAAACTTTGGCGATATCGAAAGCGTCTACTCTGGGCACTTTCATTTACGTCAACATAAAAAAAATATTAACTACATCGGTAACTGTTTCCCACATAATTTTGCCGATGCTGGAGATGATCAGCGTGGTATGATGATCAAAGAGTGGGGTAAAGAAGATCAATACCTTGCCTGGCCAGGACAACCGTTGTACAAGGTTATGAAACTAAGTCAAGCCATTGATTGTGGCGCTAGTATATTCAAATCTAGTATGCATGTCCGAGTTGAATTAGATATTGACATTAGTTACGAAGAAGCTAATTTTATCAAAGACACATTTATTAAGGACTACAACTTGCGAGAAATGGCATTGATTCCTGTTAAAAGTTCAGCGATAGACACAGACATGTCTCCTGGAGAAGTCAAGTTTGAAAGTGTGGATCAGATTGTCACAGATCAATTGACCAATATCGAAAGTGAGTTTTATGATCCTAAATTGTTATTAAAAATATACCAAAATCTTTAATGTATCAATTTGAAAATGCCATTGCTGACCAACAAACTCTTTACGACACTGTAGGGCCGTATTACTTATCTAATTTTTTTCAACCTGGCGGCAATAAACATTTACATGATTTTTTAACTTCGGTTCACCGGGCCGAGTACAGCCCTAATTTTCGTATACTTATAGTTCAAGATTGTGCAGACAAGTATGATTATGCAGATCTGCCAGGTCGTGCTATTTGTGCTTTGCAGAAACATGTTAGCCAAATTGATATTAGTAATTTTTTTATTTTAGTTATTACCGGTAACAAAAACATAGTGGCTGAGCTTGAGCAAGTTCAAAAATTAGATTCTACTGATTCATGTGCTATTCAAAGTTATATTGTAGAAGGAATTGAATATACACCAACATATAAAACGCAAGACACCTTTTGTGTGTTGCCTTGGATGCATCTATATGTAGGGCCCGATGGAAATGTGTTACCATGTTGTGTAGCCGATCATCAATACCCCATGGGTAACATTGAGAAACAAAGTATAACCACGATTTTAAACTCTCCTGCATTTAATCAATTACGAAAAAACATGCTGTCTGGGTCGCGTAGCAAAGAATGTAGCAGGTGTTATGCTCAAGAAGATATTAACTTGCAAAGCAACAGATTGTATAATAATGCTCGATGGAAAAACATAAAACAAGCCACGCTTAATAAGGATGGGTCAATTGACAACTTCGATCCTGTATATCTTGATATTCGATTGAATAATATTTGTAATCTTAAGTGTCGCATGTGTAGTGGGTACTTTAGCAGTGCTATTGCTCAAGAAGAAGGTGTATTATTTGGCAAGAAAAATTCAGTAGAGTCATCTCTAAAATTACAACAAAGAAATTTAGGATTAAACGAAATTTTAGAGTACGTACCAACGGTTGAAAAAATATATTTTGCTGGCGGTGAACCACTACTAACTACAGAACATTATGAAATTTTAGATGCGTTAATTGAGTGCGGCAACACTGATTTAGAAATCACATACACCACTAATTTTACAACGTTAACTTATCGAGGTCGTAGTGTATTAGATCTTTGGAAAAAATTTTCCAACATTAAAATTGGTGCTAGTTTAGATGCCCGAGACGGTGTGGCTGAATACGTTAGACACGGTACTAACTGGAATACCATTGAATCAAATTTAGAGTTAGTTAAGTCTCGGTGCCCGCATGTAAATTTTACTGTAACATCAACTGTGGGTTTGTTAAATGTGAATAGTTTGATTAGCTTACAACAAGACTGGCACAATTCTGGAACTT